TATTTACATTATTAGCAGTTAAATCTGCTACTAATAAATTAAATGCTGAATTTAAAGAACAAAGTTTATCTATTACAGCTTGTACAATAGCATGTGTATCTGAAGATGCTGTAACACCTGTCAAACATCCAATTGTATAATCAGCATTCAATGTAGTAAGTGTAGCATTGATAGTATTAACTTGTACTTGAAGATCGCAAGCAGCTTGTACAAGAGCTTTTGATATATCTGCAATAGAAAGATCTTTACATGTTGGAAGATATTTTTGAACAAGTGTACATATATTTATACTTGAAAGATCTATAATCACTCCTGTACCATCTAATGTAGATGTAAGGAATGTAATTAAAGCTTGTTCTACAAACGATAATGAATCACCATTTTTTATTCCTAGGACAGGAACATCTATTCCTGTATATTTTACACATCTGTCAGAGACAATCTCTGTACATCCATTGTAACAATTTGAGCAAGTTGACATATTATTTTATTTTTTTAAAAGTTTAACAAGAGCTAGTTGAGTTAATCTGTCCAGAATCAGGTACTCTAATTACATTATTTGCTAATATATTTTTATAAGATAGATTTCCTCCAACAAATATAGTTGTTAATCCTGGATCAGTGTATACAAAACTTCCAAAAGCAAATGTAGGGCTATTTGAATATAATGTTATCACTGCAACAGTCTCAAGACAAGCTAAAGCATTATTTTCAGTTCCTACAGAAAATCCTGCTGAATAAATTACAGTGGTGGTTGTTGTTGTTGTAGGTGCAATTGTAGTTGTAGTTGTTGTTGTACTACTTGAAGTAGAAGTTGTTGTTGTTGAACTACTAGTAGAGGTACTTGTGCTGGTTGACGTACTACTAGAACTAGTGGTAGTAGTTGTAGGTCCTGCAGTAGTAGTTGTACTAGTTGTTGTTGAGCTAGAACTAGTAGACGTGCTTGTACTACTAGAACTAGTAGTCGTAGTGGTTGGTACTAAAGTGGTACTAGTACTGGTTGAGCTAGTACTAGTAGTGTTTGGTACAATAGTTATATCACAAGATTCCTCTATACAAGGTTCTGGTGCATTACATCTACTTACACATCCCACTGTAAGACGTATCACTCTACTAGAAATCATAGGTATAGTATACTCTTGTACATAACTTGGATTACAAAGCTTGTACAATAGTATTCTTCTATACATTATCAATTGAGTTATGTCACCAGCAGGTATAGGTTTGTTCAACATATATGAAATATTGTTGTACAAGTTGTTACCAAGTTCTGCTAACTTGCAATCTATTTTTTTAAGTAAAGATGGAATGTTAGCACATTCTGGGCAATTTGTTAATCTTGGTGATAACATAATAACAATTTTATTTATTTGCTTTTGCAGCACACGCTGCACACATTCCATTTTTCAGCTGACATCCACAGCCTACATTAGCTCCACATCCTGAACATTGTGCCATAATTAATAAAAGTTTATTTGGTAGTTGTTACCAGAACAACCACAGTTGGTTCTTAAAAAGTTATCTAACATATTATTTGCCTGAGCATATAACGTGTTTGATTCAGATTCTGCACAGTTATTAGCTGCTGCAATTGCTCCTTGTATAAAGAAGTTGATTGTATTTAGTTGTACACTAGATTGTGTTTTAAGGGCTCTATCACACTCCATCATATTTAATTGAAGAAACGCACTGTCAAACTTCTCTTGAAGCTTGTCAACACGTATTATTGTCTTCTCTACATTATATAAGTATGAAGGAGCTACAGAATATTTTAATCTGTATATTCCATCTGGAAGTGGTTGATTACAACCTGGTTCTGTGATTCCTAAATTAGACGATGTAAATACATTGATGTCATTAGGAACAAATGGTAGTATTTTGGTTCCAAATCCTGGAATATCAATCTCAATAGTAGGTGCTGACACCACTGGAGGATTGGTAGGATATACAGAAGCATCTGTAACACCAAGTGTAAGTACACTATAAGTAGGGATTACTAATATATCTAATTGTAAGTTTGCCATGTTTTTATAATAATTATGCCAGAGGAATATGAGATTTATCCTCTTTCCCCTGGCATAGGTTATTTAATAATTTACTACTTCTTTATTCTTAAGGAATCTGAGTAGAAGTAGAAGTTGTTGTTGATGGAGCAGCAGTAGAAGAAGTAGTTGTAGTTGTGATACAAGGAATACCTTGATCTACTACAAGACCTAAACCAGCTACTAATACAGTTTCAATAAGTCCACCAATTGGATTAGCTGCACCACCTATTTGTGTTTGTGGAGTAGCAATGATCACTGTAGAATCTTCGTGAATATAATCACCCCATACATATGCAGATTTGTTATACTCATTAAATTTAATGTAGTATGTATCATAAGTAACACCAGGAGATACCCAAGACTCGAAGTTCTCATTGTATCCATTCATTCTGTAAAGGTGTTTCAAGTAACCTGCTTGGTAGCTGTAGAAGTTTTTCTCTAATTGAGCAATCTCTGCAGATGTACCAGTAGCGTAAGAAGCACGTTGAGTGATGATTGGGTTAGCAACAATGTTACAAGCATCTGCTACGATGAAGTCAGCAGTTGTAGCTGGACCAGCATATACAAATGTTCTGAAAGACATTCTATCATATTCAAAAGGGAACGCTGCAATATCACAAGGTTGTCCATATTGAGTTAATGGTTTTCCTGTAATACGTAAGATTGTACCACCTACATTTTCAAATGTATAGAATGTGTTGAAGCTAATGTTATCAGGGTTGTTACCTGGAGCTTGTTGTGTTAGTTTTTCAATCAATAAGTTGATGATAGTGTTGTCACTTACATCAGCACATGGATTTTCGTCACAACCACAGCATGGAGCTTGAATAGTTACTGAACGAGTGAAACCATTGAAATACAATGTATCAATGTAAGAAGAGTGAGCACGTAAAGTTAACGTGATAGTTTCTCCACATTGTACAGTGAAATTAGTTACATCAGTAATTTGGTTAGCAGCTGTAGGACATCCTGATACTTTGTACCATTCTGTTACGTTTGAGTTGCAACCAGATCCTGAAGGACATCCTTTGATCTTATCAGATCTTTTAGAGCCTTGTAAATAAGTGTTTGTTCTACCTTGAGCAACGTAGAAATAAGGGAAAGCAGCAATATTAGCAGCAGTAGCTAATGTATAATCGCTTCCAAAAATACCAACTTGTCCTTCAGTCAAGTTTTGTGTTGAGCCAGAGCTAGGGAGTGAAGTTTGCCCCACTGGAACCACGAATACTGTGGTTAATGAAAAATCTGCCATTTTATTTATTTATTAAGTTAAAAATTTACTCGTTTGTTTGAATCCTATATGCTGCATTTTGAACAGCATCACTGTTTTCTGTATACATTGCTAGATTCTGTACTGTTAAATCTAACAACTCATCTTCTAGATATGTTTCTAATTCGCAATCTTGATCAAATGATGGAAGACCATCTAACATTATATATCCTGCTTTGTTTATGTATTGAGGATATCTCATGTACATTATCTGTATATTCTTAGGAGTGAATGTCCCATCAGTGAATATAGAGATTTTATCAGATGCAAGAAAGTTAAATGTTTCTTGATATTCAAAACTTGGTTTGTAATGATCATTGTTTAATATAAACTGAAGATCACCATGTTTAGCAAGATCTCGATTGATCCAAATTCTTCTGTCTTTACATCTTCCTTTATCAGCTAAAACATATGAATCTACATAGAACATATATTTTGGTTCAAGTAAATGAACATTTGCTGACCATTGATTTAAGTTAGTGTCTTCTAATGTTAGTGTCAATGGTTGATGATTATAATCTAAGATGAGACTCTGTAAGTCTTCATAACGTTTCTTAAATGAATCAAGACCTAATTGACTAACAGTACTAATACCATCAACCTTTTGCTTTATCAACTTAATCTGAGCTTCATTTAGAGCTAAGATTTTATCTTCAAGCTGAATCATTTGATGCTCATTAGTTGATAGCTTATTCAATCTTTGATCAATCTTGTATAATAAACTATCTACCTGTATCATATTTTATATTTTTAAAAACTAGCCACTTATACAGCAGCTAGTTTTTTAGTTTTTAATTTTCCTTCTAATACTAATAACTCATCTTGGTTATCATCATCAGCTAAGAATTTTACCAAATCCTCTTCGTCTTTAGCCACTTCAAATTCTCCTTCATAAACCTTACCATTAGGTTTGACTCTATAAATAGAATGTGTTATAGCTTGTTTTACTAAATCTTTAATATGGAGTAAAGCTTCTTTCATATCAGCAAATCTATTGAACACTTCAACTGGATTCAATCCTGAATACTTACCATTCTTGAATTCTGTTTGTTTCAATACATTATCTACTAAGTTGTATACTACTTCTTCTTTTGAATCTTCTGATACTGGAAGTCCTAATAGTCTTGCAACTTTACGTTTCTTCTCAGGAGTCATTGAATCAAACTTAACAATCGCTTTGTTAATCAATTGTTTTTTCTTGAAGATCACTGCATTCTCTATCTCATCATCAACAACATAAAACTGTGTCTCTGCTGGATATTCACCTCTTTCCCAAGCTTGGTGAGAAGATGCAATGGTAGGATGTACTCTCAACCATGAAAAGGCTATTTCTTGGAAAGCATTTGATAAATCAAAATAGTTATCACCATCCATCAATTTAACTGCTTGTACGTGAGTCTGATCATCTGGAGATAATGATAATCCATAGTTCCAGAATTTAGAACGTGGTCCAAGATCAATCTCACCAATCTCGTTCTCAAGTCTTTTTCTAAGAGCAGTTACTCTTTCAATTTCAAGTTCTCTTTCAGTTGGATCTTGAATTCGTTTGATGTAAGCAGCGTCTGGATCAAGTCCTGTTCTATACTTACCATCTAATTCCTTGTAAGGATATTTGAATACTCCTGTTCCAGGAATTCTTGTCATACCTTTTTGTGCTAACCCACTATCCATAGTTTGTAACTGAGAGCTATTGTATTCTCTCTTAATAGTAGAAATTTTGCCTGTTTTACCCATAATGTAGTTAATTTAATAATTTGGTTTTATTTAGTAGAGTGTTCCCATCGAAGGGTCTGGCTATCAGGAAATCCTGATCCATCACTCTGGGTTGAGAATCATCCCCTCGTAGGAGGGAGAGGAGGTGAGGGGATTCATCTCGAATAAATGAGTTACTCTGGGACGCTGTTCTTATGGGTAGCGTAGTAACTACTTTACTATTATTAGAATTGTGGGATTTCCTCGATCAACACAGTTCTAGAAAGATCTTCAATAAATACGTCACATCTGTCTTTCATCCAGATTTCGTATCCTGGGAATTTGTTAGCTGAACTCATACCTTGAGACTTAGCAAAACCTAAGTGGTGACGAGTACCATCAATATAACCCCATGTCATAGAAGGAGCACCTTTCATACGTACTTCTCTAATGTTGTTTACCATTGAACCATCAGACATTGGAGACACATCAAACACCATAAATACTGGAGTAGATTTTTTGTTTTGTCCAAACTCTAAGTTAGTTTGTGGTAAATCTAATTCTTTTAAGTGGATCAATTCAACTCTACCAGTCTCACGAGTTACCATTGCATCAAATGCAAAGTTGTAAGTGATATGTTGTCCTTCTCCTTGCATGTATCTGTTTCCAGAATCTGCCATGAATGTAAGACCAGAGTTTAATGCATCTGTTTTCAAAGCTTGTTGGAATACGTCGAATCCAGCTTCATTAGTATACATTTTTACACTTCTGTCTTTAACATCCACTCTTCTGTAGAACAAGTCTCCAAATACTGAACGAATCAAGTTAGCAGAGAATTCACCTCTGTTGTATTGTACCAAGTTTCCATTGTTACGCATTCTGTGGTATACACCTGCAGATGTACGTTTCAATTCTTGTTTAGAACCATTAGTTTTAACTGTACCTGGTTTAGCCCAGATCATACGTTTAACTTTCAATTCTAACATTGACTTACGCATCCAGAACTCAATGAATGGTTCCCATTTAACATCATTACGAGTTAAAGGTAATTGGTTACGTCTTTGTGGAGCATATACTAAGATGTCTAATGGTTTACCAGAAGAATCTCTCATCATTTTGTCATCAGCCCATTCTGTGATTTTGTGCTCATATCCATATGCAGAACCTAAAGATTCGAACATAGTGATTTGCTCACCTAATCTAGGAAGACCTAATAAGTCTTGATCAAACTCACCAATTGCAGCGTCAACTAATTCTAATTCAACACCATACTGTAAGAAGATAGGGTTTACAAAGTCAACTGTTGGATTGTCAGTTACCACTGTAAATGTGTACAAATAACCCATATTCCATGGTTGTGGATCTTTGATCACGTAGAAACGTGGACCATACTGACGTGTACCTACAGATACAATTGCATTTTTAGAAAACTCATTAGTATCTAATACTAAACTGAATTCTTGACCATCGATACCTGTTTTACCAGCATCAATTAATTCTTGCGTAGAAGCAGGAATGTCAATAATTTTTGGGAATTTGTAAGGAACTGCTACTTGCCATTTCCATGCATCACTATTATTATCAATGTAATAAGGTGTGCTTTTGTTGATCATGTCCAAGAAGTCATTACTGTACAATGAGCTCTGAGTATATAAAGATATAATCTTTTTATCATAATCAGCTGGCTCTGTCGAGTGAAAACTCTCTAAGTGATTCGAGTCTGTAAGTTTCCCTACTGCACGTTTGTCCATAGACGCAACACGAGCATAAGTAAAACCTGTTAACCCAGGGATTGTTTGAATTGCCATTTGTTATTCGTTTTTGTTAATTATTAATTATTTTTTTGTTATAAAAACCATGAATTAGGTTTAGCTCCTGAACTACTAGTTGTTGACTTAGATTTAGTCACTTGTCTTGCAACTTCTCCAAACAGTTCGTTAGATTTCTTTGTAACGCCTGTTCTTTGTATAGTTGATAATGTTGGATCTTTCTCTAACATCTTCATAAGAAGTCCTAACTTAACTTTCATCCAATGGTTCTCTGGTCTTTTCATATCCAGGATAGCACGATCAAAGTCTG